AAATGCTGGTATAGCTTGGTTTGTCTTGGAGCAGACCCAGGTATCTTCACTTACAAAAGCCATTGCTTACGGCATAATTGGGGTGGTAAGCCCCGAGGTGATTGGTGGTATAGTGCGGCTCGGCAAGAAATTCGAAAAGAACCCCTCTCAGTTCATAAAAAAATGAAACCTAGATTTATAGTTTATTGTTTGTCGTTTATCTGTTTAACCTTCGGACTCAAGGGTCTTGCGTTAAACGAAGATATAAAAACCACATTAGAAGAGAATGCTCGTCAATCGGAATCATCTATCATGGAAATAGGCATGTGCTTTGATTGGTATGGCGTTATAATTGTTAATTCTGTTATTCAAACATCACATGGAATTATGTCGCCAGAAGAAATGGTTGAAGTTCTTGAGGAGGAAAGCGGCTACAAGGATGAATATTTGGAGGGTTACAAAAAAGATATTACGCCCAAGGAAGTAGCTTACGCAGATTTTGTTTTTGCTCAGGAAGATAAAATAAGCTTGTATGTTGATCAATTGATTGATTGGGCTAAGGCGGGAGATATCGATAAGATCAAAGGGTCCATCCCGCAGATGTATGAAATGACTGAGCCTACCATTGAAGCTATTAACAATATTATGGATACAAAAATGTATCATAATGAAGCTCAGGCTGCTATTTTAAATAAAAAAATAAATAGATTTGCAGAATTTATATGGACATTAATGGCTCTCTGTGGAGTAATGTCCGTCTGCGCCTCATTCAGCAAAAGATGTAGCTGATTATGGATTTTAAAGGTAAAAAACAAGTAATTGAAGCGGTTCAAAAATTACTGGGGGTTCCACCTGATGGTGAAGATGGACCAGTTACTTGGAACGCTATACTTTCTAAACTATCCACTAGGGAGAGAGTGAGTTCGGGTGGCACCATACCAGAAAAAATGGTAGCACTGGCGAGGGAGCAGATAGGAGTGTCCGAGGTTGACGGGACTAATTGCGGACCAATGGTTGATACTTATAAAGCCGCCACTTGGCTTGATGCGAACAAAGGATGGCCATGGTGCGCGGCTTTTGTGTGTTGGTTAGTAAAAGAGGCCGTAGATGGGGAAGAGGTTAAGTTTGATAGGCCGAGAACAGCAGGGGCATGGGACTTTGAAAACTGGGCCAAGAAGCAAGCCGCCAATGGCATCGATCTTCGAAAGCCCACTAATGAAGATATAAAGACGGGGGATATTATTGTGTTCACCTTTTCTCATATCGGCATTGCTGTCGCGGATGTCGATTCCAGCGGATATGTTAAAACCATTGAGGGTAACACTAATGGCGAAGGAAGCCGAGAGGGAGGTTCAGTCCTAGAAAAAAACAGGCACGTTTCAAAAATTCGTAGCAGGATAAGAATTCTGTAAAATTTACTTGACTCTAACCACTAACCGATTATTATTATATGGTGCATAAAAAACAAAACATAGACATTAGCCGCAGCGATATTTTCAACTTTGTAGTTGGAAAAACTTCATTTGATCCTATTGAGCATTGCATAGATCCAACACAATATGAAGTGCAGCAAGAATTTATCTACGATCATCAGGAGTCCAAAATCATGGGGCAGGATGAAGATTTTATTTATTTTAATAAAGAGTTAGATAAATTAAGAAAACTTGTTCAAGATAAGGATACTGCGGGTAAAATTGGTAGGGCAGAAATAATTAGGATTTGTAAGGAGCTTGAAGAGATTGCCCCAAAAAGCGTAAAATTACCCGTTCCCGATGGGCCGTCTAATGTTTGGGATTTTAAAGGTGGTATGACTGACGAGATGCAGCAGAACTTTAAAGATGTATTTGGACTTCCCAGCCCCAAGTGGTTCAGAAACCGTGGGGACATGAAGGAATAAAAAATAATTAAATATGGCAAAAAAACTTCAAAAAGCTTACACAAAAACCAAAAAAAAGCGCAATAAGGGTGTTCACTCCAAAAATAAGTGTTCTCGCAGCAAAGCCAGCACTCACTACAAAAAGAAATATCGCGGACAGGGGAAATGAGGCCCGCAGGGTTTCACCTTTGCCTGTTTTAGTGTAATTAGAGATAACAAACAAATATAAAAAAATGGATACTATTCTACAATTAGTTCAAGATAACCCTTGGTTTGGCGTTGTAACGGCGGCGATTGCTTTGGCGTCAGCTATTGCGGCAGCAACCCCAACTCCTGCCAAAGGGAGCCTGTGGTCAAAAGTTTACGGTGTAATCGATTGGCTCGCTCTCAATGTCGGCAAAGCCAAGCAGAAATAATCTTGCCATTAATCCGCAAGGGTTCTCGACCCCACCGTTTGTCTCTTGACGCGGTGGGGTTTTTCTGTTATATTGTATGAGATATGATTTCTAATAGAGCAAAAGGACTGTCGGGCGCAAATCACGTTGCGCGATCTATGAAGGTGGGGGACGAGTCCACCCATCGTTACCATGATTCCTGTCTAAGTGCGGGGCTAACCATTAAAAAAACCAAGAAGCAGCAGGATATTGGGCATGTAGACTTCGTTGTTAATGGTGAAACCGTGGATTTAAAAGGGATAAAAAACTCTCATCGTGAGGGAAAGGTTCTCCTAGAGTTCTACAATGTGCAGGGAAAGACGGGGTGGTGCAACGAAAATGGTACACCTCTGTGGGTTGCCTTTGATTTCGGTGCATTTTTCCTCCATGTTAAAAATATTGATTTATATAACTTGGCCAAGAAAAAGTGTGATTTGCGCGATAAAGTCTACAAGGTAGACGAATGTCTTCACAAAGGCTATACTCGCAGAGGACGCAAGGATCTAATGTCAATGGTGTTATTGCAAGATGTTCTACAGGAGTGTGAGCATTGGTTTCTCCCTTACATGAAATATCATATTCCTATCGAATATGTTTGACCATAATCACCCCAATACGGGGAAATTACCCGTTCCCGTATAGCGAAATCCCGCATCATAGGGTTCTAAAATTAAACCCGTTTCTGCTGCCGTCCACCCTCCTGAAAAAGTATCTATCTTTCTGTTATACTCCCTTATCAGGTGGTTATCCCAGTCTACATAATTGCCCGAAGCGCCCGTAGTAAGGTATCCTCCAGTGATTTCATCGTGATAAGTAACCCACACTCCTGAGCCTGTAGAAAAATCAGTGTGAATTTGATCTTTAAGGTAATCGAGCATTGCCCTTTCTTTTACACTAAAATTTCTTTATAAACTCACAAATCTATGTATTATAAGACATGCTGTATCTCTTAATTGCCACCGCCTGGGTAGTCGTCCTCTTAATTATATTACAAATTCTCGGGGGCAACCGTCAACTCGAACGCAAGCTCAATAAAAAAAATCCCAATAAGGAAAATTTCTGACATTTTTTCTTGACGGCAGCGGGATCATGTCGCACTATAGTGACACATGAAGCTTAGTTATTTGCCTTATCTGATTTTATCTATCATCGCGGGGTTCACCGTGGGTGTTTTATTGGCGCTATTTGTCGGCATTACGGCAATGCTGCATTCGCTTATTGCCTTTCCTGTGCAGGTGTATCGCACATCAACCTCAAGGTTGAAGGAGGTAGAGCAAATAATAGAAAATGAAAACATATGGGATCGACACATTCGCAGGATGGAAGATAAAAAACAACAATACAAAGACCACGACCCAGTATGAGAAAATCCACATCTATCACTATCTTGGGGCTATGCCTCGGCGCGGGCATCTATTTACTCCTTGTCCCCACAAAAACAGGGGAGCCACAGGAATTAAAAACAAAAGAAGCTCCCAGATCGATTAATCTTCCCGCAAATAACCCCAACCCTGATTACCAGTGGGCCAGTTCGAATTCGAAATACGAGATAAGAATCCAGAACGATGTCACCGATGAGCGTTTGGAGACAGTGAAGACTCTTGAAGAAGCAATGGCATATCTGAAACGCTACGCCATGCATCATAATGACTTATTTGTTTATGACATTTCCAGTGGCACACTCGTTGCGGGAGTGGCAGAGGGAAGTTCTTTTGAAATGGCTGTAGATTAAAAACATGAAATTAAATTCGCAGTTAGTAGAGCGAGCCAAAGAAATAAAGGAGCGCCACCAAGAAGAAAACGAATACAAAGGCTTCGTCCACACGCTCACTGAAGCCGAAAAAAATAAAGATAAATGGCAAAGGGATCAAATGGTGGGTATTTCCTTTGGTAATGCCAAGAAAAACTATTATCATCTTGGAGCTTATGTCCTGCACCCTTGGAAGCCTTGGGTTTTTGTAAAATACCCAGAAGCAAAAAGTGGTTGGCATAATGGCAACTTGGCCTCCTTTGACCTGCACTTCGATGGTTGGTGGACAGAGAAAGATTACCACTACCGTGATTTTTTGGACATTTATAATGAGGATCAATGCGGGTTAGGTAAAAGTCCTCTAAATAGTTATGCTAAATTTTATCGCAACTGCCCCAACATAGAGATAACACATTCCGAGCAGCTAAAATATAACCTAAAAATTTGGTTTGACCGTGACGACGAGGTGATCAAATACGAAGGGAAATTTATAGAAGCAAAGGATAAGGAGGCTGGCGACCGTTACGGAGATGGCACCCCCAGAACCGCTTCAGAGAAGACTTACTGGGATGAACTCCAGACGCTTCTGAGCAATGCAGAAAAACTCTATCCGCCGTGGCAACAAGGCACCATAGATGAAATAGCCTATAAGCTTTCAGAGGAAGACATACTTAAGTTTGATAAAATATGGATGTCTTGTCAATCTTACCTCGTAAAGGATGACGGCGATGCTTTAACGGCTGACGGTTCACCAAATATATATCGTCAGGACGAGAAAGCGTGGGAAGATTTTGAAAAATTCAAAATTTACAAAAAAGAATTAGATGATCATCGGGCAGAGGCAAAGAAGAGGCGGGAGGCCAAGGTGAATGCTATCGCTGAAGAGGAAAGGAAAGAAGCCGAGAAGCAAATGAAAGAAGCTCAGAAATATCACAGGCGTAGAATGGGGCTTCAAAAAAAGAAAAACAAACTTAAAAAACTTTATCTAATGAAAGATATGCGTAATGGACTTTATAAAATTGGAATAAGCCAAGACCCAAAACATAGAGAAAGTACGTTACAGGGCGAGAAGCCAGATATTAAATTAGTCGGAGACTGGAAAGATCTGAGCGATTTTGAACGCGAGTGGCACAAATACTTTGACAACGAACGTCAACGGGGCGAATGGTTTAAGCTAACAAAAACACAAGTAAAGTTCTTTGTTTCTCAATGCTTAAAAGGAAATGCTCCACCAGAGAAAACAGCAGTATAAAATCTATTTAAATGATGACCATCAAAGACTTATTAGAACTCCATGACGAAACCTGCGACAAGTGCAGGGATATAATGGCAAAGAAAAACAACGATTATACGGGCGGCAAAACCGCCAAGGATATATTCGCCAATTTCAAAGCCTCACAAATACTTAACATTCATCCAGTTAAGGGTATCCTGATGAGGATGGTTGATAAAATCCAGAGAATTCAATCATTTACTAATGACCGCAAACTTGAAGTGCCAAACGAAAGCGTGTATGATGCATGTGAGGACATCATTAATTACGCCATCTTAGCGAAAGCGATGCTCACCGAAGAAAGAGACTTCAGGTCTAAACTCTATGACAAGATTAAAAAAGAGTATAAAAAT